GTTCTCACCGGCCCTCTTATGGATGAGTTTAATAAGAGGCTTAGTAACGCGTTAGACGAGTTTTCGTGCCCTGAGGTTGAGGGCGTTTGTTTCGCTTATGCCAAAAAGGACCCAGAAATCGCCAATTTTCTGTCTAGGTCTGAACGCTGGTATGAAGGCGATTTCTCAGCAAACGACCGGAGCCAGCTCAAGGCTGTTCACGAAATTTTTGCCAACTGGTTAAGGGTTAGTGGAGCCCCGAAATGGTTTACCAAACTTTACCGGAAGTTATCACACACATTTGATGTTCGGTCCTATCTTTATGGAGTGTCGGCCACCCTATGCTACCAGTTAGCAACAGGTGGCACTGACACTACGGGTCGTAACACGGTTTGGAATTTGTGTTTGTGGTATTCTTTTTGTGTTGAGAATAAAGTTTTTGGTACTCGTGTAAGCGTGCTCGGTGATGATATAGGCGCTGGCACAAGGGGTTCAGGAATAATGATCAAAAAGTGGGTGGAGCATTGTTCTTCTGCTGGCATGACGCTTAAGGCGTCCGAGCGGAGGTTCTATTGCGATCTCACCTTCCTGTCCCGGTTTATAGTTCCGAAAGGTGATCAGAACGTCATGGTACCCCTCATAGGCAAGGCTCTCATGCGCTTTAATGCTCGTGCGAACCGCAACTCCGATGTCTCTGATGCAGTGTACATGGCTGGAAAGTCCCTTTCTTATGCCTACGAATTTCGTCACATATCTTACATGCGTGACCACTTCATTCAACGTTTCCAATCCACGGGTGTGCCCATTGGTCTCATCAATCTACACGATTTAACTTGGTTTAGTCGCCAAGACGGTCCTAGCACTAGGGCTGTTTTACAAGCTGTACTTGATGAGCCTTTGGTCCTCTCTGATGATGAGTTTCTCGAGGTGGTCATGGCCAAGTACGACATGGGGCTCTACGATCTAGATTTTCTCTGTGACAAACTCATCAAGCAAGACGTCGCGTGCGTCTTCGACGATGAACGGTACCACCTTCTCAAGCACGAAGTTGAGTAGGTACTTGCAGCTTGGTCCCCTTTAAGGACCCGGCGAGGGAGATGCTGGCGCCCACCCTCTCATGTAGGGTAGTCCGCATCAACGGACTTTAAAT